AGTCCAGGAGACAGCCTAATGGCTTTTGCAGATCCGCAGTCCGTTACAATCAACGCCGTTGCCAACTCGCTTCCGCGAGTCAGCAGCAGCCCCAATTCTTCTGTTTACCAGAAGGACGACGGGCTGGTTCGCTTGACGGTCTCTCACCAGTACGGTAAGAGGAGCCGCCGCACGATCCGCGTTGATCACCGGAAGATTGGCCCTGATCCGTTTACTTCAGACAACAAGGAGTTTTCGATGGCCTGTTACTTGGTCGTCGATGCCCCAACTGTCGGGTACACGAACACAGAGCTCAAGCAGGTTGTGGACGGCCTCACGGCCTACCTCACTGCTTCAACCGGTGCGAAGATCACCAGCCTCCTTGGTGGTGAGAACTAAAGAATGCGATCGACTTATTGGCTGATTTTATTCGGCCTTGTCACCGCTTCTTCGGTCCTCATTTCCGTGTTTGTGGTCCTCAGCCATCTGGCTGAGGACCCTTACACGAAAGGCCAAGGGGTAAAGGAGACCTACGTATTTTCGGACTGTTTGGAGGATAGTATAAAACCAACTATTCCTCCGCAGAAACCAGCTGGCTAAGGATTCCATTTACCTCTGTTAGGAGGAAGGGATGAAAAGCCTAATTGCTCTCTGGCATGCTATGGCTATTGATTTAGCTGTAGGGTGTTGCACTAGTGCCACTCGCGACCTTAAAACAGTCGTGAGTCGGTCTTCGGACGAAGGTGTGTCGTTTTTAACGATCACCCTACCGTCCTTCGGTAAAGACTTCGAAAGATGTCTTGACCAAGGGATGGTTGATCCCAATGCTTTCCTGGGTTTTTCTAGGAAGCAAGGTCTCCCCCGATTTCTCGGAGGTTTCCTGGAACTCGTCTTTGATCGTGCTAGTGGCGTGTTGGTCGATGAACCAAGTGTGGACGCGATCTTCGCTGTGCGTCAGCTAACGCAGACGTTTGCGAAGATAGAGCTACCTTGCAGTGATGCAAGGACGGCTGCTGCCATATCTAAATTCATCGATTGTGAGAAGGAGGTTAGAGAGAATGATTCGCGATTGGACGAACAAGGAATTGCTCGTTTTAGGCGCATCTCCACTCTCCTTTGGAGCGATGTATTCTCCAAACTGGAAAAGTACATATCCAGTGGCGAGGTTGTTCCAAAGCACGGTCCAGGAGCCACTGCTGATCGACTTACAGGTAATCGTAAGTACGATCAGCTCGAGTGGCCACTCAGGATGGACTGGTTATTCCCCGCTGGGGAATTTCTATTTCCAAACTGGAGATATAGTAAATATCTCGAACGTGTTAAACTCCTCGAACCCGGTTCTGAACGGCCCGTACGGGTCATTACAGTTCCTAAAACGCTCAAAACTCCTCGAGTCATAGCTATTGAACCGACCTGCATGCAATACGTGCAACAGGGGATTAGCGAAAGACTCGTGAAGCTGCTGGAAGACGTGACTGTCTGCCGGCCGTTTGTCGGATTTTCTGACCAAAACCCTAATCGGGAATTGGCTAGGAAGGGTTCTTTTACTGGAACTTTGGCAACGCTAGATCTTAGTGAGGCCTCCGATCGTGTTTCGAATTTGTTGGTTCAAAACCTGTTTACAGGACACACCTTTGTAAAAGAGGGTGTGGACGCTTGCAGGTCTAGGACAGCAGATGTGCCTGGTTTTGGGGTAATTCCCCTTGCCAAGTTCGCGTCGATGGGTTCAGCACTATGCTTTCCCGTAGAAGCGATGGTTTTCACTACTATCGTGTTTTGCGGGATTGAGCAGAAGCTCAACCGCCCAGTCCGACGAAGCGATTTAGATCGCCTAGTCGGCCAGGTACGTGTCTATGGGGACGATATTATTGTTCCCGTAGAATATGTGCAAAGCTGCGTAGACGCACTCGAAGATTTTGGTCTAAGAGTGAATACAAGCAAGTCTTACTGGACTGGAAAGTTCAGAGAGTCTTGCGGAGGAGACTACTACGATGGGCACTGGGTAACCCCAGTGCGTACTCGGACGTTGTTCCCCTCCCGCAGCGATACCTCTCCGAGGAGATTAATATCTACCGTTTCACTTCGAAACCAGTTATATTCTGCTGGTCTATGGAGTGCGGCAAGATATATCGATGACCACGTAAGGAAGTTAATTCCCTTCCCTGCAGTTGCCGATACTTCTCCCGTGTTGGGCAGACATTCTCTTCAAGGTTATGATACTGAGAAGATGTGTCCGCGTCTGCATCGCCCTCTAGTCAAGGGTCTTGTAGTACGCCCTACTAGTCCACCATCTCGGTTGGACGACATAGGAGCCCTTCAGAAGTTCTTCTTAAAACGCAGCGATTTGCCAGTCGCTGACAAGAAGCACCTCGAAAGGTATGGACGTGACCTAGCCGTCAACACCAAGCTAGGC